AAGTACAACGATGTCGCGTTGGAATCCCCATACACGGTTTGCAGGGAATGTCAAGTCGATATAGCCTGCTGGGTAGTAAGGAACTTCCTGAACTTCAATTCCGAGAACACGTGTTGTACGTGCTCCACCGAATGTCTGTCCTACGCCATCAAGATATGATTGACGGTTTGCCTGGGTTGATCCTGGCATCTGTCCTGCAAATGCTTCTGCAACTGCATCAGCAAGTGTACCGTTATGCTTAACGATTCCACCGAATGTGTCTGTACCTGCGTAGAACTTAAGATTGTTCTTAAGTGCACGGTACTTACGTGGCATTGCATTGATAATACCCTGCATTACATCAGGGGTGAAGGCGTTATCTGTTACAGTTACAACTGACTCGTGTGCTTGTCCAGCACCTGTTCCAGTCTTTGCCTTGCTGATAAATCCGTCCATGATTGACAAGAATGAACCTGTCGCTCCGTCACCATTGATAGCGAGATCTTCGATATCGTTTGCGAATGCGTTAGTCATCAAGCGTACTAAGTGATCTTCTAGAGCGTCACCTTCTACACCATCTTCTAATGATTCTGCTGTTACTTCCCAATCAAGACGAATCTTCTTGGTAGTAAGTTCGACCTTAGAGAATGTTGCACCTGTGTTTGTGTATGTACCAATTGCTTGCGCTGCTGCACGAATTACACGCTCACCGACGTTTACCTTCTCAAGTTCCATAGAATTAGCCTTCATTGTTACGCGACGGCCATCCTTTGCTAATACTGTTGCATCCCAAACATAGTCGATAAAACGACGTGCCTGCTCAGGGCGCAAAATTCCAGAAGCCGCTGAACCACTAGGGTTAACAGCGTTTGCTCCGCTTGTAGATCCAAGGGTTGCTGTTGGAATATTTCCAAGTGTATTTGCACCTGGGTTTGCTACTCCACCAATACCACCTGATGCGAAAGCACCTTGACCCTGGTAAAGTCCTGGTGCTGTTGCACCTAGATCTGCACTAGCGCCTGGCTGGTTTTTGATTATTTCTTCTGACATATTGTCACCTCCTAGTGATTTTTTCATTTGAATAGATCGGCTGTTTTGAGGAAACTACCGCCCCATAGGGATTTTTCAACCATTTCAGGCTGAGACTGAAAGATATCGCCGATATCTCCAGACTTTCGGAATGCGGTTTCTGCTTCCACAGCGTCTACTCGTTTTCCAAATTCGTTAAATTCGTTTGAAACGGCTGCAATATCTTTTGCAACTGCTTCGAATGAATCCTTTGCTGTATCAACATCTACCTTTGAAGACTTGAGAAGTTCTACTTCTGCTTGCAAAGACTTTACTGTTGATACTAGATCGCTAAAGGCTGATTCTAGAGTATTCTTCATTTCAGTAACTGCTTCTGCAATTACCTCTTCTGACTTAGATACTTCTACAACTGCTTCAACTACTGTTTCGACTGCTTCAGCATCTTCTGCCTTAACAATCTCTTCTGCTACAAGTTCATCAGTCTTGACAACATCTGCTGTCTCAACCTCTTCTGCTTTGGCAATTTCTTCAGTAATTTCTGCAACTGCCTCTGGAGCGACCACAACATCTTCAATTACGTCTGTCTTTTCAACTTGTGTTTTTGATTTTGTCATAGGTTGTACCTCCTTGTTAATCTTAGAAGTATTAATGCCTTTAGCACTATCAACTAAGAATTTTATCATGTCTATCTTTTCGTTATCTGTTTTTTCAACGAAACCTATATTTGCCATCTGCTCGCCAGTGCTTGGACTTAACTCTGACTCATTTTCTGAAACCATAACAATGCCTGATTCCTTATCATAAAAAACATTTTCTAAAACTGTTTCGTCACCCTTAATAACATCTACTCCGTCAACTTTTTCAACAGATACAATGTTTGCAAACTGATTTGCTGGGGAATCTACAAGACTCAACTCAATCAAATCGTATTGCTTAATAATTCTAATTGCTTTGTCTGACTTCTCGTCAAACCCATCGTCCCACTTATTCATTCTTCCGCCAATAGAAAAACCAGTTAGTGTTCCATCTAGAACTTTTTCCCAAGTATCTTGTGCACCCTTTGAAACATATGCTGATACGAATACTCCGTTATAAAACTTCTTTGATTCTGGATCAAAATACTTATCTGCTTTGAATGAAACCATCTTGCCTACTGCTAGTGGCTGATGCATTTCTCTAATGTTCCCTCGGAATTTTGCAAATGCATCCATTGATGCTTCGGCTGTTACGATGTCATCTTGCTTGTCAAGATTGTCTAAAGATGCAAATCCAGAAACGACTCTACGCTCTTTGTCCACTTTGGTAAGGGGCATAGAAAGACGAAGATTATTCCCATCGGTATTCCAATGGGCTTTAGATATATTGCTCACCATCATATTATAAGCCCCTTTTTGTACATATATCACAATGTGGACATATTGGACATTAAGGAGTTTTTCTTCCCTCTCCCTTTGGGGCTCTTCCAGCAACTGTTGAAGTGCTATCAGAGTTGTTATTAGTTCTTTCAGAGTCTCTTGCTCTTGTTGTTGTTGCCTCTGCTGCTGTGGTTGGCTTAAGGTCTAAGACCTCATCCCCACCATCACGTTGTGGCATATCTAAAAGAACTCTTGCTTCGTTTGGAGTCATGATCTGATTTTTAACATATCTCTCAAGAATTTGAGATTGTGCTATTTCATCAGTGAGAGTTAGTTCGTTGAAAACAAACTCAAGAATGTCTGTCTTTTCACGAACAATTTTATTGATCATTTTTTCAATTTGTCTTTGGGCTGGTCTTGCAACCTGCTCCTTAAAGGTGCGATCCTGTGCAAGTGCTGCTGCTATAGATCCAGAATCGCCACCTCCAAGTTTAGACAGTGGCACTTGATGTGCGACCAGGATGTCATCACGGTTTTGTTTACGATACTCTTTAAAAGAGCCGTCTTGTATTCCGTCTTCGATGGGATCCATTTTAAATTCTACTTTATTGTTTTCGCTATCACCTGGAAGTGGAATATATAGCGTTCTGTGTGACTGCCCTCTGAGATTTGTCTGTAAGAATCGGAACATCTTATCTTCTGCGTCTCCAGAAAGTTTTGCACCCTTTAATGTTACAACGTATCTTGGAACTGCTTTGTTTGCAAAATAGTCAATATTGTATTGTGAAGCAAGAGAGTCTCCGTGTAGTGAGTTAATTGCCGACATAATGTCTGGCACTCCGTAAAAAGTATTAAGTGGTGAGTATTGCTTGAAGTGAATAATCTCGTTTGGTCTAGCGTCTGTAGTTAGTGGGTTCTGATTCTTTGCTCCAAAATTACGGAAATAAACAATCTTGTTTCCAATGATCTGAACATACCCATCTTTAATTCTGCGAACACGCATAGTTGTTGATGGGATATGTCCAACATAGCCAATCTCTCCACGAGTAGTTCTTCCAATTTCTAAGTATCCATTTCCAGTTGACTGAAGGTCCGTGTAAACTTTTTCCATTGTTGCTGTAAATGAATCATCATCGTTAAGTGATTCAAGCCAGTCACGCATTTCAATCTTTGCTCTTTCAATTCTTTTTCTTGCTTTCTGAGTTGCACTATTATCTTCTGATGCCTCAAGTCTCATCATAGTTCTTTGGGAAACCTTAAACTCATAGCCTAGCCCAACGATGTTTTCTACCTTTGCATCAATTGCTGCATGGTTTGCAAATGAAGTGTCGTAATAGTTTGCTAATTCATATAGGTTCCATGGGGGTGTAATAACATCAAACATTCCATAGCCGTTTACGTATACTAGGCCTGGGTTTATTTCTTTTGATTGTGCTCCGTCAATACCGCTTTTTCCAGCAAGTGCTGCAGTTGTATATTGAGTTGTTGGTTCAACCATCTTTGTTGAAGATCTGCTTATGCGTCTTTTAAAATTTGCTTCTAGTCCGTCAAGAGATTTTAATGAATCCCAATTTCCGTTAAATGGATCTGACTTTGAAAAAGTATCGTCTTTCTTTATTGCATCATCAATTCTTGCACCAATTTCGTATTCGTTATCTTCCATGATTACTCTTCATCCCCGTACTTAGCAATTGTATCTTTTGCTGCCTGTACTGCTCCAAGATCATTTAGATTTGGAATAAGGCCAGACTTCATTCGATCTACTTGTTCAGAGTACTCTTCTTCAGAAACTCTTGTTAGCCCTGGAACAAACACACATGTGCCGTCTCCTGGATCTCCGTAATGCATTGCAGTCTTTTTTAGTTCTGCCATTCTAGATATATCGTTCTTATCTGAAGGAATGTTAAGTACTGAGCCATTACCGTCTGTAAACCATTTTCCATTTGCCTTCTTGTATACATAAAGTCCCCAGTCATAGTTCTTTTCAATGACTTGGCGTCTAACGTTTTTTACAATTGGTTGACCAGTTTTTGGGTCTATAAGAGAATCCATAACTACAAGTATACCATATTAGACTGGGTCTTGTATGAACTGGTTCCATTTTACGTCAGTAAAGATAGTATATGCGTACTCTTCAAAACGAACTGGCCTATCGTCATCTACAATAATTTTATTAGTCCCCGTGTAACTTTTGTAGACGTCTGAAGGATTTACACCATAATAACTTGTTTCTGATAATACAAGGACCTTATTCCAGTTAAAAGATGGGCTATCCCAAAACTCCCAATCAAGAGGAGAAGATCCAAGAACCTTAACTCTAAACCAAGGTCTTTCTGCTATGTTCTGAACTTCTTGCAGGTTTGTAGATTGATAGTAAGAAAGACTGTTAAATAGTAGTGGACCAGTTAATCTTACTGCACCTTCAAAAAATGAGAAGTTAAGACTGTTTGCAAAATTAATACCAAGAAAGCCCCACTCTTGAAGAGTTATTACTGGCTCTTTTACTATCTTGCCATTCCAATAAAATCCAATACCATTTTGAACTAATCCTGTATTTGCATCTATTGCATAAATTTTTGCTCTGCGTCCAGAAGGATCGTTAGCAACCATGTAGAACTTTATGTAAGAGTCCTTGCTTTGAATTTCAAATATCTGTGTCGGAGCATATGGAAAATAGTCTCCATCAAATCTTACTGCCATTTGCATTGCTATAGCCTTAAATCCCTCTGCTCTGCTTTCATTCACAGGAATTAAAAGACCTCTATTGACTAGTGGATCATACTTTCCCTTTAATTGAATACCACTTGTTTTTGTTAAGTATAGGTATC